GTCAGAAGCCTAGCCGGTGCGACCGCCAGCGCAGCCTCACTGTTTGCCGGTATTGACTTCCCTTCGTCATCGACCAGGTTCCACGATTCTAAAACTTTGTAGCACCAGATCGTGTTCGCCACGATCACTTTCTTCTCACTGTCAGCACCGGCGAGCCGTTGAATTTCCAGAACGGTTTTTAACGGCAGGTCGAGAGTGCAGCGAATTTCCAACCCGTCGTAGTCGGTTCCCTCGAACGTAATGTTCGCGACTCGACGGGCTTTGGATAGTTTGAACTTAGCCATGTTCCCCTCTCCCCTATGCCCACGTCGGGGCTGTGCCGCCGGTCAATACGCCTGGCGCAGAGTACGTCAATTCACCACCACCACCACGACTCAACGCGTAGTCCGTGAAGAAGCACTCGTTCGGCAGGGATTGCCCGCTAACGGTGATCGTCACAGTTCTAGCGACTGACGTGGTGCTGACGGTTTTGAATACGTCGTGCGACATATTGCTGGCGTCATTGAATACGCCCGAGACACTGATCGAGAAATCAGCAAGCAACAGAAGTCGCTCATTCGCTGATTTATCGAGTCCGGTCACATCTTGGACAGCCCGCGGAATTGCAAAATCGAAGTTCGTTACGTCGTTCGATATTGTCCTTGCAGAACCACCGCTGTCGTCGATGGCTAGTGCCATCCCGAGTCCAGATTCTTTTGCCATGTTTAGCCTTTCAACTTGTGAAGTTGCTCGCCCATTTCATCGACCCATTGCGCCGGTTCCCGACGTGAGAACCCGCGCCCGTTGTTCACGGTAAATATCTGCGGTCGATCTAAGCTGATGCGATGTTCGTTGCGACGGAAGCAATCCTGCCCCGGCGCGAAAGTAAAAGTGATAAGCCCCTCAGTTCGGCTTTCCGTAAACCGCAGCCCTGATACTTGCTGAATCCAATACACGTTGTCATGGTCAGCCTCGGGCAGGATTGTTTGCCAGCCAGCCAGGTAATGCGGGCAGTCGATTTCCTTGCAGGTCGCACCCCGGAAATGCGTTGCGGGCGGTGCTGATGCTCTATATGTCTGATGCATCGCCTCTCCTGAATAAGACCGCAAGAACCAGGTTGGAAATCGAGCCGGTCACGGTGCATCGCACGTACCTGTTCACCGTCCCGCTGACAGTTGCCCGCTCAGCTGTTCTGCCGGTGATATTCGTGAACGTGATTAAGTCAGACCAACTGCTGCCATTCGTCGAGTCCTCGATCTTAGCGGTGGCAGTTCCCGAGCCGATAGAAAACGCTTGCACGTAACCCTGCCCCCCGGAGGACGAGGACGCCGACTGGTCTACCGTTGCGAACGACGCTGCCCCGGTCGTGGCCTTGCCTGTCGTAAGTGATACGCCCCATTCGACAGGTGTTGCATTTCCTTGCACCGACACCGAAAAGTTCAACCCGCCGTCTGCGGTTCGTGTGCCGTCGTAGTTGATTTGTTTGCCGATAAGGGCAGCCCCGGCATCGCCAACCGTCCCGCCCATCAGGAACATAGCGTGCTGGTCAGATGTCGATAGACCTTTCAACGCTGCGTGTTCCTGGTTCGCTGCGTCGTTGAAAAACGAGTTGAACTCGATGAGTCCGTCGCTGTGCGTCAGCAATCTGTCCTGCGCCGACTGGTTGATCGAGGTGACTTCAACGACCCCACGCGGGGACGAGATTGAATTGATCGCACCAACATCACCCGACAGGTCATATCCTGCGAAATAAAATTGATTCCCGAGTCCTGATTTCTTTGCCATTTGCTTTAGGGAGCGATGCTCTCAGCCTCCAAGTCTATTATTCCCAGATCGAACGAAAGTGTCCGAAATGAATTCCCGCCTATATTCGACCAGCCGACCGATGCGAGAGTTATATCTAAATCTGTGACGTTACTATCGAGCGTGCTGTCCCCGGTAAATCCTGACTGCACAGCACGACACGCATCCCATATTTCAAGTTCTAACTTTTCCCTGCCCTTTGCCCCTGGCGGGACTCGCCAGTAACAACGAACGACCCACGACTGCGTTGCCATTACATTCCCGAGCGTTTTAGTCTTTTCGCTTTCGCCTGAGAACCACGCCGCCGCAACCCTGTCGCCCGACGGAATCGACATCGGCTCCCCGATAAGGACGACCTGAAAATTCGGCGACGAGTTCGCCTCCAGGATTGTCTTGATCTGCGTTACTGCGCCCGACCTGCTCATACCAGGGCCTTCCTGATCGGCTCCGCGAAATACTTGTCTTTTTCTTCTGCCTCTAATTTCTTGAACGCATTTTGGAACATCTGGTAGCCCTTGAAACTGGTGGTCTTGTTCCTGGTACTCGTACCTTCAATCCAGCTTGCATAAACTACGTTCGCACCCTGCCGCACCGAACCGGCGTCTACCTGCGCCGTTAAATCTTTTATCAATTCGCCAGCAATAGAACGGCGCAAGTGCCCCGTCACGACTCCGTGACCTTTCACCAGTGGCTGTTTCACCCGCTGCTCAGTTACAAGAGCCATCCGCAAGATGCCCTTGTTGAGCGCGTCCCGTAATCGCTTGTCCGCTCCAATATCGAACAGCTTGCCCTTCATCTCTATTGTCATTCCGACGCTAGACATAAACTGCCAACTCCCGCCGGTTTCTGTAATGGTCGAGCCGTTTGAGGATTGCCCGTTCCTCCTGGGCCGGGGTACTCATCGCCATTTCACCCGAGCCAATAACAGTCGTTAACCCTGCGTCCCGGCTGCGCCAGTACGTGCGAGCAACGTCCAGAGAGGCCTGTGCAACATCGGCAGGGTACTTCCACCGGGAATAAGCCACGCCGCCGCTGTGCGTCGCTGCTGTCGTGCCGTTAACGCCACGTATGACTGTAAGGTTGTTCCCGGAAACCGCCGTCACGTACATCTGCTCGGAATCGACAACGACGGTATCGCCAACGTATGTCGTTGAACCGGACGCCACCGAAATCGCTGTTGCGCTGGTGCTGCCAACTGCGTCCATCGTTGATATGGAAGCCTTGTCGTTCTGCCAGCCCCAGGTTCCCAGAATCGTCAACGTCTGCTGCCCGGAATAAAGGCTGTCCGTCGTATCTTCTTCCAGCTTCAGGAGCGTCTTGGGTGACGAGTTGTACGGCTCCAATAAATAATCGTTTCCAATACCCTCGGTTAAAACCGTGTTCGCCGACCTTGCAGTGTCGTGATAGGCGGTCACTGTCGTCGCTGAAATAAGCCAGTCGTCGAGCGGAACTATTCCTGCGCCAGATAATTTCGACGACCAGTAATCAGGGAAGGAAATAGAATCTCTGGCTGCTGCCAGGGAATCGTCACGCAACGCCCCTTTTCCTAAGTCATAGGAACGGGTCGCTGTTCGTGCGCCGAACGACCGCCCGGCGTACTGGTCGATGCGTTGGGCAGCAGACTCCAGCACCCGGACGATTGGCGTTTCGTCTGTGTCCCAGTCCGTGACGTGATCTGTCCCGCTGAGATAACTTCGGAAGTCGTACACATTCGCATAATTGTGATAAGTCTGCGCCATCGTCTACTTGTCCTCGGTTGCCCCGACATTCTTTGACTGAATCTTCTTCGACGACCGCTTGGCTTTCACCTTCTTCAACGTCCGCTTGGCTTTCACCTTGCCGGGGAGCGCGAAATAATCGCTGTATTTTAAGTAACGAACAGCATCCATTTCGTAAGTTTCGCCAGGCGTGTATTCGTCGTCGCCTATTCTGCGACCCTCGATGCACTTCACTTTTACTTTTACTGCTCCCATTTCTTCACCTTTTACTGGCGACCCGCCCCGAAGGACGGGTCGCCCTGAAACTAGCTGCGAATGTCTTGGTCGCCTATGACTAGGACACCTTGCACCGCTGCTGCTGTTGCGTTCACCAGAACAGTTTTCACATGAGGCTTACCGTTAGGAATTTCAAAGTCAACTATTACAGTTGATCCTGAGTCCCCACCGGCTTCCGTCATCTGAGTGATTGCTGCGCCAGTAATGTCGGCATAACTACCGCCACTGGTTGCTGATGCCTGAACTTTGCAGTCAACAGTTCCAGAGGAAGCAATCACGCCTACCGTCACAACCAATGCTGCCTTTGAGTAACCCGTCAGATCAATCGCCGAGGACGTAGTAGTCCCCGCCGACTTGCTAACCGGAGCAAGAGCAACATTGATTCCTATTCGATTTGAAAGTTGATTAAAGCGAGGCATGAAACTCCTACTGAATCTTGAAGATTCTGAACGCGTCTGCCAAGCCAACTCGACCGTCGTACCTGCTGCGTGCGAAGAAACCAACCTGGTCGTTCGCCACATAGATCGAGTCGTCACGCCGTACAGACATGCCGATCCGGTCTATGAAGTAGTAGTTCGAGAAGTCGCCAATGCAACCCACTTCTTCGTTCGTCGCAATCGCTGCTGCATCGTCCCAGCCAGTCCCGTCAAACAGGAGAGTTGGCTTGCCGAGCAAAGCCTCTGCGGGAGCAGATGTAAGTGAACCCTTCGAGGATGTAACGTCAAGAGTGTTTACCTGCTGCATGAAGCTGCTGGTCGTAGATACCGAAGCATTTGCCCGGAACTGTGCAGGAAGGTCGAAGTACCACGTCTGGATGTCGGCAATGGAAACAGCGGATGTTGAGTCCGTGTCCGTACCGTCAGTCGCCGTAGTCCTGAGTCCTTCTGCCTCACCGGAGCCATCACCCTCGATCAACTGCTGATCTTCGTAACGCCCCTGCGCCTCACCGAAAATCTGTGAAAGCAGGGCAGGAAGGTTGACCGCGGAATCTTCGAGAAGTTCGTTGGATACCTTCACCGTGCCACCAGCCTTGCGGATAGTGAACGTGACCTGCCCGACTGTCGGAGTGTTATCCCCGTAAGCCGCTTCTTCTGCAATCGCAGCCCAGGAGACTGAACCCATCGTCGGGAGGTAGCCATCTTTCAATGACGTCGTTATCACCGTGCAAGCAGGTCGGTGAACCCCGCCGGGAACCCCGGTATTGTGAATGACCTGGGTGCGGAAATCTTCTGGAACGAAGTACCCACCCTCATTGTCAGTCCCTTCTTGCATTGCCTTCAACTCGTCCGAACTGGCAAGCTGCCAGAATTTCTGAGCGTTTGGCGAACGATCACGGAACCACTTTGTCCACGTCTGGATGTAGAAATCCGCTTCCTCTTTGAGCGAATCCCCCATCTGGTCACGAACCCACTGCGGCTGCACAGCCGCTGGAATTCCCTTGACCCACAGCGCGGGCTTGTAGTCGTTGCGATACTTCGACCCGACATCCTCGGTGTCGAATATCTTTGCCTCTGCCGTCGTTACTGGAACTGAGTTAGTCGGCGTGTTCCAATCGCCCGAGAGAACTTTCAGGGAGTCGGACTCGTTCTGAATCGCCTCTGCCTTTGCCATCTTATCAACAGCGTCCTGGCGTGCTTTGGTAGCAGCCTCAACGTCGCCAGATTCGACGGCCTCGGTAGCAGTAGCAAGAATCGAACGTGCCTCGTCCCGAAGTTCGTTAATCTTGTCCATCAAGATTCTCCATTTCGAGCTTAAGTTTCGTTAGTTCGATACTCTCCCGCAGCAATTCCTTCTCCGTGTCAGAGGCATCTTCAGTGACGGCGATTTCTTCTTCGTCGTCACCCTGCGCGTCTGAGGCAGCTTTGGAGTTGATAGTTTGAGTGTTCGGGCTTGCACCACGGAGAACCGGCGAGACTTCAACCCAGTCGAGGGAATCAATCACGCGGGCTTTTGTTCCGTCCGCAAGCGTTTCGATTTCGTCAGAGACTGACCGGAATCCCACCGACCATTCCCGCACGGAACCGAACTGCACATCTGCGAAGGCTTCCCGCCCTCGCTGCGTGTTCAAATTGAATTGCATGACCGCCTTCAACCGGCCTGTCGTCATACCTGTCTGCTCGTCTGTCCCTGTCGATACCGGAGCAGCGTCGATAACCTTGCCGACCGGAACGCTCTGGTCGTGGAACCAGGCAACGGTCTGTGTGCCATTTTGAATCGAATCGCCAAACGCATCGAAAGTGATAATCTCGTCGTCGTGGTCGAGCGCACCCATAGTAT